CTTCAGTGGCACATGCACGTTACAAGAAGGCATTTGGTCGTCATGGTACAACCTATGCTGAATATGTAACCAAGTTGGTTAAGGGCGAAGCTGGTGTTAAGATTAACGCAGGCGCAGTGTTCCCCTATGATGTGTTGAAGGGTGCTATCAACAAGTACAGCCGTAGTTCAATGACTAAGACTGAACTGGATGCATTGCAAGCACAATGGGATGCACTACCTAACTTTGTTGGCGATGCCGATGTATTGCCAATGGTTGACAGTTCAGGTTCAATGACTTGTCTTGCTGGTGATCGTAGTAGCAAGAGTAATTTGACTTGTTTGGATGTTGCAATCTCATTGGGATTGTACTTTGCTGACAAGAACACTGGTAAGTTCAAGGATACGTTCTTGACTTTCAGTCGTACTCCAAAGCTGGTTACTCTAAAGGGTAACATCAATCAAAAGATTGACCAAATGAACACCGGTGAAGTCGCTAACACCGACTTGAACAAGGCATTTGATTTGGTGCTTAAGACAGCAGTTGATAACAATGTTCCTCAAGCAGAAATGCCAGGTACAATCGTTATCTTCAGTGATATGCAATTTGATGCTGGAGTGTCTCACGATGATTCAGCAATTGAAATGATTGCACGTAAGTACGAAAGCGCCGGCTACACAATCCCAAAGGTTGTGTTCTGGAACTTGAACGCCGCATACGGTAACAGTCCAGTTAAGTTTAACAAGGCAGGTGTTGCGCTAGTCTCAGGATTTAGTCCAGCAATTGCACAAAGTATTCTAACTGGCAACTTGGATGACTTCTCCCCAGAAGCAATCATGTTGAAGACCGTTATGAAGGATCGCTACGATTTAGCGTAAGCTAAATAGTAGTAGACAGACACCTAGTGTCTGTTTTTATAAGCGTTCTATATCACACCCAGCCGATAAGACTGGCTCTGTAAGTGAAAAAGATATAGAATCTTTATAAAAGCACCCTAGTAAAACACCGCATTATTGAGTTTACATACTCCTATATAGTTCTTTAGTTTACATTTAGCGCACCTAGGGTGCTATCTTGCGCTTGACAATAATACCCAAATAAGTTATAATACTCTCTATTAGAAGGAGTTGACATGACTGTGATAGCAAAAATTCAAGATAAAATTGTTGAAGTCATCCGCGTCACTGAGACCGTTGGCTTTAGTAAAGAGAAAGGTTGGATCATGGTCTGTACTGATTTTGAACAACCTGAGCATAAAAAACAACAATTCAAGTGGATGCCTACTACCACTAAATTTGAGTGGATACGTGAATATAAATTTGGAGAATAACATGCCTTGGATTCAAAATGTTGCACTTAGCGATATCAAAAAGGGTTTACACATTGATCCTGGTCCTAACAATATGTTGATTCAGATTGTTGACAACGATATGGAGTTCCCTGAACCAAAATACAAATTCAATAGTGTGCATCAGTTTCAATTCCTAGACTTGGAAGAAAATGATACATGCATTGAACCAGAAATGAAAATCAACGATGACCAAGCAAATAGTTTGGTTATACTACTAAAGCAAGCATTGCTTAATCGTAGTAATGTGATTGTGCATTGCGTTGCTGGTGTATGTCGTAGTGGTGCAGTTTGTGAGGTTGGTGTTATGATGGGCTTTGATGATACAGAAATTTTTCGTAGCCCTAACTTGTTGGTCAAACATAAAATGATGAGTGTGTTGGGATGGACGTATGATGAAAACGAAGCCCACACAATCAATGGTGTAACGTTGGATAGTGGGTTAATTGTACCTAAAAACTATTAAGCTGATATTTGAGGAGAACAACATGGAACGATATAAACAACTAGTTCGCATCCAGCGTTGCATCCTGGGCGAAGTAGAGCATGAAGTAACTGTTCGCAACATCAACGGCAACTACCACTGCCGTGTGTTGGTCAACGGTGAATTGAATCAAGAAGCAGTTTGCTATAACAAGCGTGACATTGGTTACACTTGTCGCACTCTGTTGCGTTGGGAAGATAAGTGCGGCAATATCAGCGAGTTCGCAAGTGCCGCACGTAAACGATTGAATAAGGAGTATGTATGAACAAATGTTATCAATTGATCGGCGTACCGGGTGCAGGTAAGAGTACTTGGATCAAGAATCAAACTTGGGCTTTAGGTATGCCGGTTGTTGGTACTGATATGTTTGTTGAAATGGAAGCACACCGTCAAGGTAAAACATATACCGAGGTGTTTGAAGATTATATGCCTGTTGCAGTTCGTTTAATGGTTAATCATGCATTGACTTGTCAATCTAACCGATTAGACTTTATCTGGGACCAAACTAGTACCACTGTAAAAAGCCGTGCTAGAAAATTCAACACACTGTTGCCATCACAGTATGAACATATTGCAGTTGTTTTCAGTGTGCCTGAACCAGATGAATTGAAACGTAGATTGGCTAGTCGTCCTGGTAAAGTTATTCCAGACGATGTGGTTCAACAAATGATTGATAATTGGGAAGAGCCTACTTTAGAAGAAGGTTTTAAAGAAATTTGGAGGGTTTAATATGCCATCAGTATTTTTAGTTAGTGATACACATTTTGGTCATGCCGGAGTGTGTAGATTCACTGAAAGTGATGGAGTGACGAAGATTCGTCCATGGACTGATCCTGCAGAGATGGATGAGGAAATGGTCAAGCGTTGGAACGAGACTGTACGCCCTAACGATAAAGTATATCACTTAGGTGATGTGGTTATCAATCGCAAGAGTTTGAGCATTATGCATCGTTTGAACGGTGACAAGGTATTGATTCGTGGTAACCATGATATTTTCCGTGACACGGAATATCGTGAACACTTCCGTGAATTGAGGGCTTATCATGTTATGAATGGTATGATTTTAAGTCATATCCCAGTACATGAAGAAAGTTTGGGTCGTTTTGGTGTCAACATTCATGGTCATTTGCACACTAACCGTGTTAAAAAGCCTTGTGGATATGATGTTAAAACTGGTACTATCTTGTACAGCGATGAAATTGATCCAAGATATCATTGCGTGTGCGTAGAACAAACTGATTTTCGTCCTATCTCATTAGAAGATGTATACAAGCGAATCAAAGACGAGGGCGGTGAAGTAGGATTTAAATCTGGCAACGGACCTACTATGTAGAACTTATGGGGGCTTCGGCCCCTATTTTTTTGGCTATATGATTTTGAACATTTGTTAGTTGTTCATCATACCCATGTATTTGTGTTTGCCTAATTAGAGTTAATGATGGATACCAAGGACTATCATTGCGATTTAATAACCATCTCCAGCATGTTTTGTATCTATCTAATAGTAACAAGCATGGCTTATTTAAAGCACCAACTAAATGTGCTAACCCTGTATCAATCGTAATCACAAAATCTAAATTACTAATTAATCCAGCAGTGTCATGCCAATTAGTAATGTTGCTAAAATAATCTTTTACCCCTATGCTTTGCAGTTGGTTGATTTCATCAACGGTACACAATGCTTGTAAGTTGATCCATTCATAATTACTATTCTCTTGCATCAATTTAAAAAGATATTCAAATGGATAGTTCTTAGTTCTCCCCCTCCAACTTACACCTACCCGTATTTTACCACTACCCATTCTTTTCTTCCATTCATTACTTGATTTCTTGTTTGGTTTGAGATATGGGGTCTTTGATATCAGGTTGTCATAAGTTACATTTAGAATCCTAGGTAAACTCAGTATGGGCACCCAGTAATCAAAATGTGGAATAGGTTCAGTATTGTCTATTACTAGATGTTTAAATGATTCTTTAAAAAGTTTTTTAAGTTGAGGCTCAGTTTGAATTATTATTGTCCCGTTAAGTTGATGGACAAATCTAATGAACTGTATATTATCTCCATCACCTTCTTCACAGGTTACTAACAATATTTTATCTGTAAGGTCCTGACCTTCCCATCTTGGTTGAGTAGTCCAATTTAATGTATGTTCGTGATTTTTAAAACGCCATCTAGTTTCAAACTGCTCCCATCCTTTTTTAAGATCACCTGCAATCAGGTATGCTACCGCTAGATTGAATGGTGCTACCCTATCTTCATCACTGATATCAATAGCAGTTTCTAAGAATCTATACGCACGTTCAGGGTACCCCATTTCACGCATGATGTTGCCGTAATTATTATATGCTAGTCCTAAATTAGGGTACTCAGTAAATGCTTGTGCATAACACATCATTGCTTCTTGCAATTCTAGTCTACTATAGTGGTACTTAGCCTTCTGGTCAAGTTCAAGTAATGTCATTTCCATATTTATTATGTCCTATTGTATTGCTATTTTAATGTATTTTTTATATAATAAATATTCTATGCGTAAAATACTTGTAATATTATTATTTTTCCCATTGATTGGCTTTGCCTATCCCAACACGGTATTGTATAACATAACCAATGATACAGTGTTAAATGGGTCTTTGGACTGTGATGAAGTCAGTATTGCTAGCATAAGCAAATTAATGACAGTATACACAGTATTGAAATCGGATCAAGACTTAACAGAAAAACTAACGGTTCGAAGTAACAAGACACCTAATACCAAACTGAGTAAAGGAATGATTCTTACTAGATTAGAACTGATTAACTTGTCATTGATTAGTAGTGACAACATAGCCGCAATTACTCTAGCAGAAAACTACCCTAATGGTAGGGCAGGATTCGTTGCTAAGATGAACGAATATTCAAAAGAATTGAACATGTTTCATTCTGGTTTTGTAGAACCAACTGGATTGAGTCCTATGAACTACAGCACTATTGGAGATATAATAACCTTAACCAGAGCAGTAAGCGAGTTTGACATAGTACAATCAGCGGCCCAATCACAACGAACTTTTTCTCCAGTAGAATCCAAAAAGCGTAAAAAGTCTGTTAAAGAACCAAAACGTAAACCACAAGTAGTAGTCAATAATCCTACTAGTAGTTATTTTGGTCGTGAAGGGATAATCACAATCAAGACTGGCTTCACTAGTGCTGCCGGCTTCTGCATCACACTGTTAGTTAAAGCCAACAATCAGTTATACAACATAACTGTATTGGGCGCCAAAAGCAAACAAGAAAGACAGCGATTGGTTGAAAAATCATTGGCTAAGATTTATAGTGCATAATATATGTATTTTATACACATCGTATAAATACACATATTATGTTGCACTTCATCAAAGACCTCACAGACAAACTACTAGAATTCATTAAAGATGACCCGGTACGACCTGAAATACCTACAGATTTTAGAGTAAGTGATGGAAGAATGGTAGCTGCCTTGGTTAATGAAGAAAAACCAGATGCAATGGTTTGCGTTAGCTTCCATGACTTTGTACCAGAAAACACCAATGATTTAAAGACTACCGCAATTGTACCTACAACCGCAGTATTCTATACTATTTGGAGTTACAAGAATGGTAAAGGTCAACAATTGTTAATTGAAGCAGTAAAGGGTATCCAGCGTGATTATCCTAGTGTGACTAGATTTGTAACATTAAGTCCTAAGACAGAAATGGCAAGACGATTTCATTTGCGTAACGGGGCAATCGTATTCCGTGAAAACTTAGACACCATCAATTACGAATACACCAAACCAAATCAAGAAAACATCGAACCTACTAAATAAATTGTGGATATTAGATATTTCTATCAAAACAATCAGCATAGCTACAAACACGAATCTGTCATAGATGCGTTTGCTAAGGCTATATCCACTATCATTGAGTTACCAGAAATATTAGAAGTCTGTTTGTATGACTTAGGAGAAAATGTCTATGGCGGCATTGATATGTATCGTATCAACCGTATAGGGATAAATTACGATCTACCTTTCGACACAATACCAAAGATTCTAGCACATGAATTGATTCATGTACATCAAAAACACAAGCGTACATTGAAGATTACAAGAGACGGTAAATGTTATTGGCATGGTATCTTTATCACAAACAAATTGCCGGATGACATGACCTATGAAGAATACATAAATCTTCCTTGGGAACATGATGCCTACAGTCGTCAGTCAAAAGTACTACAACAGGCTTTAGAGATCCTATCAAAGCGCAATCATACAGAATAAATATTAAAATGAAATATATAGGAAACGAATCCAGCTGGATAACCGAAGAGATAATGTCATTATTAGAAAATAATGCCGGCAGTAAACTTCCGGTATGGAATCCTAATAGGTTTCACGGTCATCCGTTATTAGATAAAATTAGATTATCTGGCGAAGAATATTTTAAAGGCACGATACCAAATAATTTTTTCCATGTTTTTTATAGTCGAACTGATTGTATGGAAAATTTTAATTTTACCTTACCTAATCTTATACCACCACAATCGTTTATTGTTTGGTGGTTTTCTAAATTAAATCCCGGCGAATATCAATTTACGCATTACGATGCTGTGTTATTAGGAGTAGAACATGACGATCCAGAATTTATAAATGTAGGCAGTATAAAAAAATTGATAAATCCTAAAAGATACACAATGTTTCTACAAGACTATGAAGTTGGGCATGCCTTCATATACGAAGATAAAATGAGTGCAAATTATAAAAAAGGCGATATTTTTGAGTGGAGCAGTCCAGAGACACTTCACGGTGTTGCAAATGTCAGTTTTAAACCCAGATACACTCTACAGCTGGTCATGTATGATATGGCTATTTAATAGCCCAACACATTAATCATATATTTGACTTTCATACTTCCGTTAATACCAATATGTAACTCGTTAACCGGGTTATTCCATTTAATGATTGTTCCAACAGGCAAATTATATAAATGATCTCTACCTAATATAAAGATATGACCCAATTCTGACGGAGTTATAAACACAGCATAACGTTTAAGCTCACCTTTTTCTGGATCATGTATGTTAGCAACAAAAGGATCACAGTGCAGAGGAGCAAAAAATCCCGAATCAAGTCGGCTGATCCAAAAGCTATGGATACTATTTAAACCCAAATGAGATGCAATATCATCAACCAATGATCCGTCAAAGTGTACTTTCGGATAATAACTACGCCATTTAATACTATCAATATTAAAATTATTTTTCATCCACAACGAATATGTTTCTTCATACAACGGATCACTAGCCCACTGGTGTTCAAACCCTGGGGTATTTTTGAATACCGTAAGAGGTTCGGTGGTATTATTCATTTGTTCAAATATGTCATCCCAACCTGTTCTTTCAAAGTGGCCTGCATAACTGCTGTCTTGTAATCTTAATAATGAGGGATCAAATTTTTCCATCGTTAACCTTTTTTAATTTCAGTAATATTTATCTAGATACTTTTTGTCCAGAGACACCGATAACCAAGAATACCTGTAGTCGGATCTGGTGCTACGTCTAAATAGTCAGGGAGTTGTCTAAGTTCAAACATTGTAGGATGACTGTTTAAATCATCACTAATTTCATTTATGATATCTCTATCAGCTAACACTCGCACATCTAACAAAAGTTTACCGCCAATTCTAAGAGATTGCAGTACTCTATTCCAGTATTGATCTTTAGAATAATGCCAGCACCAAGATGCCGAAGACATTATCAAATCTACATCTTCTGGCAAATTACTTGCTGGATTTAAAAAATGAAATCTATTTTTATCAAATCCTGATGTATTAATTGCATCAGTTACTACATCCCAAGAATGATAGAATGGGTGAGATTCTGTAAAAGATACTGTTGCAGGATGTAGTTTTGAAGGCCATTCCCCTTCTTTATCTACCAGATAAAATGTAGAGTTTGGCACATACGAGTATAGCAACAAATCGATAATAGAACATCCACTACCAATATCGATAATTTTTGAATTGTTTGGAATATCAAAAAAAGCTAATGCTTCTCGTTGGTTCCATAATTCTTGATACTTGATATGAAAATGTAAGTCGTGTACTGGAACAAATTTATTGTTTGACTCCCAGTCTATATTGGATAGGTCAGCATTGTAGCAACCACGTTGAGGAGTAACATACCGGATCAGTGATTCTTTATTGGTCCACTTTACTGTTAACAAGCCTTTATTGGAGTTTACTATTAACTGTTCCATCCATTATTTATCATAAATCTAAACATTAAGTAAACAATGTGTTAGAAAAGTAATACTCTAGTAATACCTTTTTTAAAAACTATAGTATTCATTTTTCGTATAGGTTCGTCAGGACCAATTCTTTTTTCGGCCACGCACTCTGACACATGACTAACGAAATTATCCCTAGTTGGTACTGACTAACTTAGCCATTTGACAATAAATCATTTTGGCTATACAATAGCATCTTATTCACTTGAAAGGGCCAATTATGTCTTACGATATTGATATGTTTGTGAACACTAACAAAGCGTACATCACTTTTGAGGACCAGTCTGACGAAGATCAATCTCAATCTCAATTTGAGAAACTTGTCACTTTTGATAAAGTTAATACAGAAGCATACCCTGTGCTTGTCTACGAAATGAATACTAAAGCAGTCGCTTGGTATGACATTGAAATGTTCATGGGATTTGCAAAAGTAGACTAAAAGTTATATACCCAATCTTGACAATAAATCAGATTGGGTATATAATACTTGTATTGATTGATTACAGGAGCTGTTATGTTTGCAAAAGATACTGATTACAAAAGCGCTGGCAAGTATGCATTTTTTGCCGCACGTGATGCTAGTTTCAAAAGTGCAGTTAATGCCAGTCGCTTTAGCGATTTTCAAAAACTCAAAGCAGAACGAATGAAACTGGCACTAGAACTTTTGTACTCATGTGAAGAAGTCAAAGTGACAAATTGTATCAAATGGATTCGTGTGAAAGTTATCAAAGGTATCATTAAAGATCGCAAAAATCTCAGGTCTTTTGAACAAGACTGGGCCGCAGAAGGTATTACTAAAGTAACAACCGCTCAGGGAATCATTTACAGGGTCGCTTGACAATAAATCGTTTTGGGTATATAATACACACATGAACTCAAAAATCAACCGCAAACGCAGAACAGACCGCAATCAAGTGATCTACTACATTCAAGATGTTGTAACACTTGAGTACTACATTGGTCTGACTGCACTTTCATTCAAAGGCAATGTGCGCCGTACATTATATCGCCGCATGCAAAAGCACATGCAACGTGCTTTGTCCGAGAACAAGAATTGGGGTTTGTCACGTGCTTTGCGTGAGCAAGGTGCCGAGCGTTTTGTATTCGGTGTTGTTGAAGTTGTACGCGGTAAGCGTCCTGCTCATGCACGTGAGACAGAATTGATTAACACATTGCGTCCTGCATTGAACACATTTGGAGTAAAGTAATGACAAAATATGTACACATCGTTTATGTCCACCCAGTGGAACTAGGTCTGCCTAACCTGTCGAAGGTCAAGCGTGAGGAAGAGTTTAACACCCGTGAAGATGCGCTCATGTGGGTGGAATCCTACAACCGGCACCGTGACAACTGGAACATAAATGGCTGGCTTGAGAACGGCAACGGATTCGTGGCTGTCTACTACGGCAAGGTCAACGATGCAACAGGAGAATTGGTATGAACGAACGAATTCGAGAACTTGAAAGACAGGCGACGGATACAGTGAAGTGTGGACTAAACGGTACTTCTACTACTGAAAGTTTCAATCGTAAAAAG